CTGCAACAACTGGTGCAGGTATTCGTGGTAAGTCCGTGAACTTATTGTATATTGATGAGGCCGCAATTATTCCAAACACGATTGCAGAAGCATTCTTTACTGCTGTGTATCCTGTTATTTCTGCTGGTCAAACGACCAAGATTCTTATCACATCTACGCCATTAGGATACAACCACTTTTGGAAGTTTTGGAATGATGCGATGAATAAGAACAATGACTTTGTACCATTGTTTATTCCTTACAATAGAATTCCTGGTCGTGATGAGGCTTGGGCACTTGAACAGAAACGCCAACTTGGTGAATTAAAATATAACCAAGAAGTGTTATGTAAGTTTCTTGGTTCATCTTTGACTTTGATTGATTCATCTACAATCGAATATATGTCAACTTTACCGACTGTCTATTCTAAAGATGGTTTGGACTTGTATGAGTTTCCTGTTAAAGGAGAAAGAGATGATAATGAAGTTTTGGTTAAAAAACCACACACTTATGTGATTGTTGCTGATACCGCACAAGGTGTTGGTGGAGATTATTCAGCTTTTGTTATTATAGATATTGCAGAAGTACCTTATAAATTGGTGGGTAAATTTAGAGATAATACAATTGCACCTATGTTATATCCATCTGTTATACATAAGGTAGCAAAAGATTTTAATAATGCATATGTTTTACTTGAAGTTAACACAAGTGAGCAAGTTGCATATATTTTACAGTCTGAATTAGAATATGAAAATCTACTATATGTTACTAAAACTGGTAAAGGCCAAAAAGTAACTGGTGGTTTTGGTGGTGCAGGTAGAACAAGCTTTGGTGTTGTTACTGATAAAAGAGTAAAGCGAATTGGTTGTTTTACTTTCAAATCGTTGATTGAAGAAAAGAAATTATTGATTCCAGACCCTGATGTGATATCAGAACTATCTACTTTTATTGAGTACCGTGGTTCATATCAAGCAGACGATGGGTATCATGATGATTTGGTTATGCCTTTAGTCTTGTTTAGTTGGTTGACAACTAACCCGTATTTCAGAGATTTAAATGATGTTAATCTTCGTGAGGTAATGTACCAAGAACGAATTAAACAAATAGAAGAAGATGTTATACCTTTTGGTTTTTTAAGCGATGGCCAAGATTTGGAATATGAAGTTGATAGTGGAGATGCTTGGACAAAACAAGAATCTAGAGCATTACCACCAGGATATTCATCCTCAAATTTATAAAAAACTAAATAGTGTATAAAGAAAAATTGACCGATAACAAAAGGAGAAATCCATGGCATTTCAGCTATCACCTGGGGTAAATGTATCAGAAATCGACCTGACTACAATTGTACCTTCAACCGCTACTTCAATTGGCGGTATCGCTGGAAATTTTAACTGGGGTCCAGTTGGCGAAGTGGTTACCATATCAGACGAGGTTCGCCTTGTTTCTACATTTGGTAGACCAGACAATACAAATTATGAATACTGGTTTTCAGCATCAAATTTCTTAGCATATTCCAATAACTTAAAAGTTGTTCGTGCTGCGAACACAACCTCTACTCTTAACGCTACAGCCAATGGTTCTGGTGTTTTGATTAAAAATTCAGACGATTATTTAGCTAATCGTGACACTGGAGCTAACACTACTTACGGACCTTTTGGTGCTCGTTGTGCTGGTGCTTTAGGTAACACTTTGCGTATTTCAATCTGTCCTTCAACACAAGCTTATTCTTCTAACTTAACAGTTACAGATTCATTAAGAGCTAATGCTGTTACTTCTGGTGATACAACTATTAACATAAACGGTAATGCAAATGCTGCAGCTAATGTTGTTGCAGGCGATTTAATTTCAGTTGATGGCGGCACAACATATATTCGTGTTGCTTCTGTCAATACAACTGCAATCGTTACAGCTACTGCACCAGGAACAGTTACAGTTGGTGCTCCAATTTTGCGTAAATGGCAATATGCCGACCAGTTTGGTGTTGCACCAGGTACATCATCATACACTTCAAGTTTAGGTGGTTCTGGTGATGAAATGCATGTTATTGTTGTTGACGAAGATGGTCAATTTTCAAATGGTCTTGCAAATACAGTTCTTGAAAAATACTCATTTGTTTCTAAAGCATCTGATGCATTAACTAATAATGGTTCATCTAACTATTACAAAACAGTTATTAATAATCAATCTAGATATGTTTGGTGGTTAACACATCAACCAGGCGCTTCTAATTGGGGAACAACTGCTGTTGCAAAGACCTTTACCAATATCAATACACCATTCTCTGCATCAATGGCTGCAGGTGCTGATGGTACAATTGGTAACTCAGAAATTATTTCTGCATACGGTTTCCTTGCGAATCCTGATGTTGTAGATGTTTCATTGATTATTTCTGGTCCAGGTAATGCAACTGTTGCTGCAAGTTTAATTTCAACGGCTGAAACTCGCAAAGATACTATGGTATTTTTGTCGCCAACTAAATCATCTGTTGTTAATAATGCAGGTGCAGAAGCAACTTCAATTCTTTCATTCCGTTCAGGTTTGACAAGTTCTTCATACGCTTTCTTAGATTCTGGTTACAAATATCAATACGACAAATACAACGATGTGTATCGTTATGTCCCATTGAATGGTGACATTGCTGGTATCTGTGCTCGTACAGACCAAGAGCGTGACCCATGGTTCTCACCAAGTGGTTTGAATCGTGGTATCGTTAAGAATGTTATTAAGTTGGCATTTAATCCAACTAAAGCAGAGCGTGATAACTTGTATGTTCAAGGTATTAATCCTGTTGTTACATTCCAAGGCGAAGGCACAATTCTATTTGGTGACAAAACATTGTTAAATCGTCCTTCAGTATTCGACCGAATCAATGCTCGCCGTCTATTCATTGTGTTGGAAAAATCAATTGCTCGTGCAGCTCGCAGTTCAATGTTCGAATTCAACGACCAATTTACTCGTGCTCAGTTTGTCAACTTAGTTGAACCATTCTTGCGTGATGTACAAGGTCGCCGTGGTATCACAGATTACCGTGTTGTTTGTGATGAATCTAATAATACAGCTAATGTAATTGATGCAAATCAATTTGTTGGTGATATCTATATTAAACCAGCACGCTCAGTAAACTTCATTCAACTTAACTTTGTTGCAGTACGCACAGGTGTTTCGTTTGAAGAAGTTGTTGGTCGATTCTAATAAATAGAGAGATAGGAGAATAAAAAATGGCATTTAATGTAAACGAATTCCGCTCTCAGATGGTAGGAGACGGTGCTCGCCCAAATCTATTTGAGGTGAGCATGCCGTTTCCTGGCTTTTCACAGCCTGGAGATGCACAGAAAAAATTAACTTTTATGTGTAGAACTGCTCAACTACCTGGTTCAACAATTGGTGTTGTACCTGTTCAATATTTTGGCCGTGAATTGAAATTTGCTGGCAACAGAAGTTTCACCGATTGGTCAATTACAGTTATCAATGATGAAGATTTTATTATTCGGAATGCTTTCGAGCGTTGGATGAATGGTATCAATAGTCATAGCCTTAATCTTCGTAACCCATTAGCAGGAAGCCCTGGCGGTTATACTGTTGATGCTGATGTAACACAATTTGGCAAGCAAGGAAATGCACTCAAGAAGTATCGTTTCCTTGGAATGTTCCCACAAGACATTGCACCAATTGATGTTGATTGGGGTTCAAACGATACAATCGAAGAATTCTCTGTTTCACTTTCTTTCCAATGGTGGGAAGCAGTAGAAGCTCAAGTGGCTTGATGAGAAGGAGGTCATTTTGGCCTTCCTTTTTACTTTTTTAGGATGAATTTTTAATGGCAATAAAATTATTTGGTTTCACATTAGGCCAAAAGGACATTGTTCAGGTAGAAAAACCTGAGCAAGCTTCTTTTGCACTTCCAACGGAATCAATTGATGATGGTGCGGTAACCATCACTCAAAATGCTCACTATGGAACATATGTTGATTTAGAAGGTTCTGCTCGCAATGAGATAGAACTAATTACCCGTTATCGTGAAATGTCAAATCACCCTGAGTGTGATATGGCAATTGATGAAATTGTTAATGAAGCAATTAGTCATACAGAACATGGTGAAGTTTTAAAAATTGTTTTAGATAACTTAAAACAACCTGAATCAATTAAGAAAAAAATTATTGAAGAATTTAACAACATACAAAAAATGTTGAACTTCAGTAATTTAGCTGATGATTTATTTAAACGCTGGTACATTGATGGTCGTATATACTATCATGTTATCGTTAATGATAAATCACCAAAAGAAGGTATTAAAGAACTTCGTTATATTGACCCACGCAAGATTCGTAAAGTGCGTGAGATTCAAAAAGAACGAGATCCAAAAACTGGTGCTAATATCATTAAATCATTGGCTGAATACTATGTTTACAATGACCGTGGTGCAGCAACACAAACATTTACCGCAAATGCAACTCAAGGTTTGCGTATTGCACCAGAGTCAATTATCAATGTGAATTCTGGTTTGATGGATGCAAAGAATGTATTCGTCATTTCGTATTTACATAAAGCAATTAAAGCTCTTAATCAATTAAGAATGATTGAAGATGCGGTAGTTATCTATCGTATATCAAGAGCGCCTGAACGCCGTATATTTTATATTGATGTAGGTAATTTACCAAAAGGTAAAGCTGAACAATATATCCGTTCAATTATGATTCAGTATCGTAACAAATTAGTTTACGATGCAAGCACAGGTGAAATTCGTGATGAGCGTAAACATATGTCTATGCTCGAAGATTTTTGGTTACCTCGCCGTGAAGGTGGTAAAGGTACAGAAATCACCACATTACCTGGCGGCCAAAATCTTGGTGAAATGGAAGATGTAAAATACTTCCAAAAGAAATTATTAAATTCATTAAATGTCCCAGCATCTCGCCTTGATACAAATAATGGCAGTATGATGGGACTTGGCAGAACAACTGAAGTCACTCGTGATGAAGTTAAGTTTGCTAAATTTGTTAATAGATTACGCAATAAGTTTGCACAGATTTTTGACCACGCATTAAAGATACAATTAGTATTAAAAGGCATTTGCACTACTGAAGAATGGGAAGATTTCAGAGAAGAAATCTACTACGACTTTATTAAAGACAATAACTTCACTGAAATGCGTGATGCAGAATTGTTGCGTGAAAGAGTTAACACAGCAACAATGTTAGACCCATTTATTGGTAAATATTATTCAGCAGCATGGATTCGTAAAAATGTATTGCAAATGACTGATGAAGAAATTACACAAATGGAAAAAGAAATTGAAGAAGAAGGTCCAGTTGTTCAGCCAGGCGATGAGCAAGCACAACAACAAGGGCAAGTTCCACCAGAAGACAATAGTGCAGAGAGAACATCTTTTGAATCTGCAACACCGGAACTAGATGCAGAAGTAGAGAAGTCTGCGCTTAATATAAATAGGAAATAATAGGAGAAATATATGCCAAAATTTATAGACCAAATTGCAACAGGCGATGCCATTGGTGCAAAAAATACCATGTCTGATATGTTGTCTGCAAAAGCATTTGAGGCTTTGGATACTCGTAAACAAGAATTAGCTGCATCATTGTTTGGTGGTTCACCACAAGAAGTGCAAGAAGGACAATTAAATTTAGAAGATTTTTCTTTGGAAGAATTGGAAGAGTTTATGGTTTCTGAAGAATTTGAACAACTTGATGAGTTGTCAAAAGATACATTAAAATCTTATTACAAAGGATCAGTTGAAAGTGGAATGAAAGCTCAGAATCGTGCTATGAATACTTCAATGGGTGGTAGTGATTCTGAACACAAAAAAAATATTACTGATATTAATAAGAGAGTGTCTGGTCAAGATGCTGTAACAAAGCGTTTAGGTAGTAAAGAAACTATGTCAATGGATAAAGAATTGGGCGTTTCTCGGCTTGCCAAATATAAACCTACTAAACCAAATCCAAAAAAATATAGTTAATAAATGAAATCTTTATTAGAATTTAAGTCTATCGTTGAAGAAGAAAAATCAGACTATTCAAAGTTTGATACTTTGGTTCGTGCTGGTTTGGCCAATAAGGCACAGATGCAGCGTATTCACAAAATCTTAGATAAGATGGGTGAAGAGAAGCCAACATTCAATAATGCCGATAAAATGATTATTCAAAACCTCTTTAACAAGATGGTAGATTTAATCTCTAATAACAAACAGATTAACACACAAGCTCGCCGTGCAGTTAGAGAAGATGTAGAAGAATTAACTGAAGATCCAATTGTTCTTCAAGAAGATAAAGACCCACCAATGGTATTGGTCATAAAGCGTAAAGCAATTCGTATGTATCCTGATGGCACTAGAATTGCTTTATATTTTAATGAACGATTGAACAAATATTTTTCTGTACCTTATAGACACGGTGAAGGCATAGATGCACCTGTTCAGGCAGAAGAAGTTGAATTAGAAGAAGCTTCTAACGATCCTTGGAAAGATAAACATTTTGGTCCAACTAAAATAATTAAACAAAAATATCATGTTAAGACTGATACTAAATCATATAATGTTAAAGCAGATAATGAAAACCATGCACACAAACTGGTAACTAATCATGCTCCTGGTTCTAAGATTGTTTCTATTGAACACAAAGGTCGCATAATGGAAGAAACAATAGATGAAGCGGTAATGG